CTATAGGTGTGCGGGATCTTCTACTCTTTGGAGTTCACCATTGACCCACCACTCCTTAGTGCCATCAGGGGACTCAACAGCCGGGCCGTCTAGCCTGTGGAGCTTCCCTCCAACCCGCCACTCCTTATAGACGTTAGCGTATTCAACAGCAGGGCCGTCTAGTCTGTGGAGCTTCCCCCCAACCCGCCACTCCTTATAGCCGCTAGCATCTTCAACAGCAGGACCATCTATTCGGTGGAGTTCCCCGTTGTTGTACCAAGCTTTATGGCCGCTAGCGTATTCAATAGCAGGACCACCGTCTCGGTGGAGTTTCCCGTTGTTGTACCAGGCTTTATCGCCGTCAGCGTATTCGACAGCAGGACCATCTGTTCTGTGGAGTTTTCCGTTGATCCACCATTCTTTCGTGCCGTCAGCCTGCTCAATAGCAGGTCCATTTACTCGGTGGAGTTCCCCGTCGATCCACCACTCTTTGCTACCGTTGGGGGACTCAACGGCAGGGCCATCTGTCCGGTGGAGTTTTCCGTTTGGCAATCGCCATTCTTTATCACCATAAAGTGTAACGGTTAAAACTGGCTCATCTTCTAGCCCAAAATCGGCTTCCGGTGCTACACCTGATCCTGGCTTATTCTTGAACTTGCCATCTCTGCCGCGCGGATGATCGTTTTCATTAAAGCTGTTCATGGTCTTATAGGTGTGCGGGATCTTCTACTCGGTGGAGCTTCCCATTGACCCACCATTCCTTGTAGCCATCGGCGCGCTCAACAGCGGGACCATCAGTGCGATGGAGTTCCCCATTTAACCACCACTCTTTAGTGCCGCTAGCGCGCTCGATAGCAGGACCGTCGTCTCGATGGCATCTGCCGTGCTGATACCAAAGTTTTGTGCCATTAGCCTGTTCAACAGCAGGGCCATCGTCCCGGTGGCGTTCCCCATTGATGTACCAGTATTTGTCGCCGTCAGCCCATTCAACAGCAGGACCGTCGTCTCGATGGCATTTGCCGTGCTGATACCAAAGCTTTGTGCCGTCATCCTGTTCAATAGCAGGCCCATCAGTTCGGTGGAGTTTGCCGTTAACTCGCCATTCTTTATCACCATCGGGCGTGACGGTTAAAACTGGCTCATCTTCTAGCCCGAAATCGGCTTCTGGTGCTACGCCTGATCCTGGCTTATTCTTGAACTTGCCATCGCTGCCGCGCGGATGATCGTTTTCATTAAAGCTGTTCATGGTCTTATAGGTGTGCGGAATCTTCTTCCGCAGCGGAATCGCAAGCTCAAGATGAACTCATATGTGGGGGCGTGAACACTCTAAAAACGTTTGTTGTAGGCACACCGGCCCCGCAAGGGTCCAAACGACACGTCGGCAATGGGCGCATGATTGAATCTAGCAAGAAGGTCGCTCCCTGGCGTCAAGCGGTAGCTTGGGAGCTAGCCCAAGCCAAACATGGCATGTTCACCGGCCCGGTAGCAGCAAACATCGTGTTCTATCTAGCCCGCCCCAAATACCACTTTGGCACCGGGCGCAACGAGGGCAAACTTAAAGACTCCGCCCCAATTTTCTCCGACAAGAAACCCGACCTTGACAAGCTGTTGCGCTCCACCCTGGACGCAATAACCACTTCCGGGGCGGTAGTAGATGATGCCCAGATCGTGTTGATTAACGCGGTCAAAATGTACGCCAACCCAGGACAGCCCACCGGCGCGCTAATCGAGATAAACGTTCTCGACCCCAGCCAGCTTGCCTTAGTTCACCAGCAAGGCGAACTGGCGGCACAAGAAGAACTCAAGGCAGGCTGATGGGCACCGTTCTTTTCTGCTTCATGGCAGCAGGAGCGCTAGCGGGGGCCGCAATCGTGGCGGCAGAAATAGCCGAAACCAGACACCGCAACAAAACTAAGGACAAAAATGATTGATATTAAAACCCTGACGGCGGCAGGATACAAACTTTTCGGGCTGCCCCCAACTACACTGGTTTATTCCTCAGGTATGAAGAAATGGAGCCAGGCCTTAGGCAAGATTAAAACCAATGAGCAGCTCAAATTCGTTATTGTCGCAGCAGACAAAACCTTCCGGGACAATTTTGCCTTTAGCCTTTTTCAACGAAACCCTGGATGTGTGGTTGAAGGCCAGCCCCACCCGATGCGGTCGGCTGGGCGTATTCTCGCAGACTTGGCCTCCAGCGGGTTTGATGCGGCGTGGAGCAATGTTTGCGACACAACCATTATCTTGGCCGCCCGAAGAGGCGCGCAACCTAAAGAAGTTGACCCGGCAGTCCTAGTTGACAACCCGACCGCTATGGCTTTGGCGTTGCTTGGCACCCAACTTGGTTTTAGCGCCCCAGACTTCCTGGAGGTAGAGGTTGACGGTGCTAGGGCAGGTTGGGACGGACACGAGTTTTTTGGTGATGAACAGATTGTGGAGGCCGCACGTCGGGCAGTCACATTCTATGACTGGGTAGAGATTAGGGGAGTGCCGATTCAGGCTGGTACGGACACGGTTGGCCGCCTAGTAGCTCTGCACGCTTTCAACCCCGGCCAAACGCTTGTTATTGAGGGTCCGCAAATTCTTACTCCAGAAGAATACGACGGCGGGGTGCTAGCCGGCCAGATGAGCAGCAGGTAGAGGACAGTAGACTATTCGGCCAGCTTTTCTGCCAGAGCGGGTAGCTGTTTGTCCAAATTTGAGCTTGCTGCATATCCAAGAGCATGAGCAATCGCAGTTTTTGTAGCACCCGAACGGATAGCTTGCGCTGCTTGAGTAGCGGCATATTCGGGAAGGACATCCTTGAGCACGGCAACGCAGACCAGATTGGCTAGGTTTTGCCGCACGCCGTGTTTTTCGGCTATCTTGTTTGCCTGCTCGTGAAAGAAAGCAGGCAGGGTTTCGAGAAACTGCCTCTTGGCTTCATCCAGTAACTCGTCGTCTACTTGAGCCGCTAGAGAGCGGCGGTGTCTTTAGCGCCGCCGATGAATCGCCCAAGCGACAGTTAAACACCCGCATGTGTTCCGCACACTAAAGGCTTGAAAGGTGGTGATGATCCATTATGGCTAGACATAAATCAGCCCCTGATGAGGCGAGGTTGGCTAAGAACGCCCGTATCAAGGCTTCAATTAAATCGACCAGAGCACATCGGGCGAATATGGATTGTCGCACTTTCCAGATCAAGGTTGATTCCTCCCACTTAAACCGTGCCCAGCGTGAAGCTGTGGCGAGAATGTTTTTGGAGGCTAAGTGGTTAAAGAACTCTTGCATCGCTAACAGTCGTTTTGATCTGGACTATCTCAAAGAGTTGGGCGGCCAAGTCGATGTAAAAACACCTGCCGGAATGGAGACTAGGCAGTTCAAAGTGTTGGGTGGTCAATTGGCTCAGTTGGTGATAGCCGAGCTAAAAACTAACCTGAAAGCCTTGGCTGCACTCAAGGCTAAAGGTTTTCCGGTTGGTCGCCTGCGTTTCCGCCGTCAGGTAACCTGCATCAACTTCCCCCAGTACGGTAGCTCACACAAGATCAATTGTGAACGTAGCCGGATAAAGCTAGCTAACATTGCTGGTTGGTTGCGGGTGCGAGGTTTACAACAGCTCCCAGAAGAGGCTGAGTTCGCTAACGCTAAATTATTGGATAGGCCAGATGGTTTGTTTGTGAGAATCACCTGCTACACCAATAAACAAGAACAAGACTTCCAGCCTGAAACTGTTATCGGGTTGGATATGGGTGTTAAAACCCATCTGACACTATCTAGCGGCGTGAAGATTAATGCGCTAGTTGAAGAAAGTGAACGAGCCAGACGGTTAAGGCGAAAGCTCACCCGCCAGGTAAAAGGTTCAAACAACTGGGTAAAAACCAAACGCCTACTAGATCGTGTCCTAGCCAAACAAGCAAACGTTCGCAATGATATTGCAAACAAAATCGTTGCGGAGCTAACCCGAAACGAGGTTATCTATTTTCAAGACGAGCCATTAAAACAGTGGTTCAAGCGAGATGGAAACATTCGTTGCGGAAAACGCTTGCAAGGCTCAATTTTGGGGCGTGTTAAAGCAAAGCTTATGGCGCACCCACGCGCAGTAATGCTAAACAAGAATGTGCCAACCACTGCAACATGCGTTTGCGGTAAACGCACCCGACACACCCCAGACAAGCGAACCTTCGTTTGCTCCAAGTGTGGGTATCGAGCTGATCGTGATATTCACGCAGCACAAAACATGATTCGACTCGGACAGTCATTAAACGTCCCTACTGTGGAACGCAGTAGAACTCTTGTGGACAAACCCATAAGACCAGCAGCAACAATGAACCTCGCGTCCGTTATTGCTACTGGCAAAGTTTGGGTGAAGCAAGAAGCCCCAACGTATGCAAACGTTGGGGTAGTTCACTTGAGCCGCCCATAACGGCCTCATGTTATAACCCATACCTGATTAGTGTGCGGAGTACGCATGTGCAGGTGCCTAAGATGTCCTCGCGCTAACAGTCCTAGCGTATCCGCACACTACCAGCTCATGAAGAAACTTTTTGCTCTCCTCAAAGCTGACTATCGAAACGGTAGGGACAGCTACTGGCGGACGTTTGCTATCGTGTCCACATTTTTCACCGGGCTTTTTGCCTTCTTTTGCGGGGTTTGCTTGTTTTATCCACAAGACATAAAACCTTGGCCGGTTGTTTTCTATGGTTTACTCTCCGTTGTCTGCTTGTATGTGGCGGTGTCCACATGGCGAAAATGGGGGTTGATGCGCAGAATAGAAAGCTGCTCACACGACTTCCGTGAGGTAGTCGAAAAGAGTCTCTATTGCGACAAGTGCAAAGTACACAAGGCGATTGCGCAAGACGGTGATACTGCCGGTATCACCAACGAGCGCCTAATGCATATGCGCCAAGTAGGTAGAGTATGCGCCAAAGCTGCCAAAGAACTTTTTGGCTACTCCCAGCAAGAATGCCAGCAAATGTTCATTATGGGTTTCCTGCATGACATCGGATACGAGTTTGTGGAGAATCAATCCGACCACAACCGGGTGGGTGGAGAGCTACTTAAACAGGCAGGCTACGTTCACGCCGAACCAATTGTCTCTCACGGTGACCCGACTGCCGACTTCACCGACGAACGTGTGCTGTTGATCAATTATGCCGACATGAGCGTGGATAGTAGTGGAAAGTTTGTGGGTTTTTCGACCAGGCTCAAGGACATTGCTAGCCGCTATGGCTCAGAGTCCCCTCAATACATCACGTCGGCAAAAGTTGTTAGTGCTGTGCAGGATCAGTTGGTAAAGCTAAGGTCGGAGTAGTTGATCGGGTTTTCCGCCGTAAGCCCCGCCTATGAGGGCGGGGAGGATGTCGCTCCATGAACAAAAGCCAGGCCCCAATATTGGAGCCTGGCGACAACGCTTCCCACGAGGGGACTCGTCGTGGAACCGACTGTATCATGCAGGCCAGTGAAGGTCTAGGAATGTCAGGTACTGCTGATACTTCTTGTACATCATGTTCTTGGCATACTGCTTTCCCGCCGCAAACCCCGTCAGTGAGGGTGGGGAGGACGTCAGACAAAATAGTCGAGACTGACTTCCTTTTTCGCCATAAGAACCTTCTCCGCGCTCACAAACTAACAACGGTTAAACCATACCTGGCCGTAGCAGTGTGCTGCCAGCAGGCCCGCCCACCTTTAGGGGTATGCAACAGCCACGAACAAGAGACGGAAAATACACATTCAAACCCGGTACAGGAGATGCGCCGGAGGCTAGCCTGGGCGCGCCTGACGACGCGCAGGCCAGGCTGGATGCTGTTTGCCGGTTGAAGGCTGCTAGCGATATTTTGAACAGCCGTTATGGGTTGGAGACTCCCGATGTTTACTATCAGGCTCAGCAGGAATACAACCAGGCGTGCGCTGCCCTGGGGGTGGAGAATGCGTCCAAGGTAGAGATAACCAAGGCTGCCGGGCGGGTGGTGCTTGAGGTGGCGGAGACCGAAGCTGGTATTGATGCTGACATGTTTGCCGAAGGCCAGCAGCAGTTAATAGACCAGCGTGGTGAGTTGGACAAGAAAATTCATGACATTACCGGCAGGCTTGGGGTTCAGGAAAGTCTGTTGGCATACCGGATGCTTAGCGATCCGGACTTTGAGTTGCCCGAGGATTCGGGGCGGTCCGATGATTTCAAGGACTTCCACGAGTGCTATATGGCCCGCCAGCAGCTAAACGAGATCATTAACGACCGCACCCCTTATCTGGAGTTGGCAGAACATTATAAGGCCACGCTAGCCAAGATTCGTCCGATGGGTGGGGAACACGAATACCACCCCAAAGCCACCAAGGCCGCGAAGGCTGCTTTCGATGAGGCATTGTCGTGCTATCCGAGCGAGTGGATAGATAATTCGAGTGCCGACCCGAACAAGTTGCTGCCCAAGATAGGTAAGTCGCGCGCCCACTATGCCCACCGGAGGGTTGAGGAAACCAAGAAGCGGGTGCGCCAGTTGGCGGTAACAACCACCGAAGGATTAGAGAAGGTCGGGGAGGATCCCCGTTACGAGATAGCCACCGAGGAAGATTTGGCCGGATATTTCCCTGAGGGTGACAAGGCCAGTGCTCGTGAGCAGTTAATGGCTGGCCCGAAGCTAGCCATGTTCGACACAAAGTTGTTTGATCCCGAACGCCCGGCACCCCCGCGCGGGAGGGGATGGGAGCTTTGGGATCACCCTTACCGGGATGTGTCTTATTGGCGCAGACCTCAAACAAGGATGCGAACCGAAAAGCTAGAGACTGTCTCAGAGATCACTACTTCCAAGGCCGGAAGCGGCATCTACGCTACCTGTATACACGAGCTGGCGCACCGAATGGAGTACACCGCGAGGGCCGGCATTGTTGGTTTGGAGGAGAACTACCTGGACTCGCGCACCACCGGGGAGGGCAACATTGTGCTCTATGGCGGCAGGCTACGGCGGGGTAAACCTGAGGTGGCCCGCAAAACCGATTTTGTGGATGCCTACATGGGCAAGGTTTACGACGGCACTTCGTTTGAGGTTATGTCTTGCGGCATGGAGGGGCTGTTCGGTGGCTCCTATAAAGGTCTAGGCGGTGATCGCGATATGCGCGAGTTCATTTTGGGTGTGTTAGCCACCAGCTAGCTCTCAACTCAACACTCAACTCAGCTCTCAACTGTTGTGTATTCGATTTGTGGGTTGAGTTGAGTGTTGCCCGCACACCTACCTTTCTGGCAGGCAAAATTTGCTTGCCGGAAAGGTGCTCGTGGCAAACAAGAACAGTGGTCTTAATTGGGCGAGGAAAGCTAAAAAAGACGAGTTCTACACTCAACTATCCGACATCGAAAAGGGCATTGGAGACTGCTTGCTGGCTAGTCCGCAAATGCTGGAAGGTAAAACCATACTGCTACCGGCAGATGATCCGGATAGAAGCAATTTCACCCGATATTTTATAGAAAACTTTGAGCGGTTCGGGATCGCCAAGCTAGTTTCTACGTCTTTTAATCTTGCCGGGCGAGGAAAAATTTTGGTTAAAACCCGCCACACCACACATGCCGGGTTGCTTGCTGGTGATGGAGATTTCCGTAGCCCGGAGATAACTCATTTAAGAGATCAGGCAGACTTTGTTTTCACCAACCCACCATTTTCGCTATTTCGCGCATTCATGGACTGGCTGGTTGCCGGCGGGGTTAAGTTTCGTGTGCTTGGACCTATGACTGCCGCTAGTAAGAAAAATATTTTCCCATTGTTTAAGCATCGGCAAGTTTGGTATGGGGAAGCGATTAAAAGCGGGAGAGTGCTGTTCGAGGTGCCAAATGATTATCCACTTGATGCACAAACCAACTATGCAGACGAGCGCGGGCGGTTGGTTGGGATTAAAAGTGTCAGATAGTTCACGAATATCCCAAACCCAACACCGCCGCAGCCGTTAACTCTCGCCACTCGCGCCCACAACCTTGCCCATAATTGGCGAGTAGCACGAAACCCTAGGGCTTACCGCCAATACGACAACTACCAGGCCATCGAAGTGCCCTCAGTCACCGCGATACCTTCCGACTACGACGGCATAATGGGAGTGCCAATAACATTTCTGGATAAGTTTTGCCCAACCCAATTCAAGATTTTGGGCACCCAAAGACACGAGAAAGACCCCGAGCTACTAGAGGCATACATTGGCGATGCTTGTTCGAGCGGCAAGGTGATGCTAGACGGCAAAGAGCTGTTCGACAGAATATTTATCCGCCCGATCCCTATAACTTGTGCTTGAGCAGGTACTTGTTGTTAATAATCTTGAAGTTGAGGTTTTCTTCCAGCCAGGACGGCAGACGTTGACCGCTTGCAAGTTTCCACACCACGCCTTCATCGAGTATGTCTTTAGTCACATAGCCGCGTATCCCATCAACTTTTTCGATCATTTCTTCGATTGATCCTTCCGGGCGCCACTGTTCAGCATCGAGTTGAGGTACTGATGCTTGGCGGGCAGCTTTGGGCCAGTCAGACCATTCAACAGGTTGGTGGTTGAACCAAACAGCGAACACGAACGGCGTTAAACGCTTTAGTTTGAGCCGGTTGGACTGGATTTTTGGTCCGCATAGCTCAAATTGCACTGCTTGGCCACAAACTAAGGATTCCGGTATGCCAGTTTCAGATATAGCCTCATATTCAGGCCCGTCTAAAACAATCTGCCGGTTTCGGGTGAACAGCTTTAATTGGTTGTCTCTATCCCGTACTAGGGTGTGGGATGCGCCATCAACTTTAACGCTTGGTACCCAAGCTAATTGTTGGATTTCCTCCCAGTAGTCAGCAAGATTTTGCAGTCTCGGGGCGTCGGTTTTCGGCGCAAAAGCAGAGTCAAAGCTACCTATGATTTTTGAGCCGACAGCTACCGGGGCTTCATATTTGACTACACCTAATTGCTGGCTAACGTCGGTGCCTGGCGCCATGTCGGGGTCTAAGCCTAGTTCTTCTAGCCCCATTATCAGTCCTTGGGAGTAGACACCTTTAAGTTTTACGGTGCGCAGAACGTGACCCTGGATTCCGGCAAAGTCGACCGTGCCTCGCTTAGCGAAAGACTCGAAAGCCAGATTGCTTGTTGGAAGCAGACTGTCGGTTTCAAAGAATACGATCTTTTGGCCTGGCTTGAACTGGTTTTTGCCTACCACTACACGCCAACCGTCCACTGTGGCGACCTCGATACGGTCTGCTTGTTCGATTGGTTCTATGGTGCCTATGTGACGGATGGAGGCTAGTTTACGCATCTGTTTTCCTTTCTCGCGTGGGCACATAGTGTGCGGAGCACGCATAGGTGCTTAACTGGCGCGCGAACGACAGCCACCGGGTTGTCCGCACACTTGTCGGGCATGGGAAAAACTATTCTTATTGACGTTGCAGACAGAAAAACTTTCGGGCCAAGCTTTGAGGACTTGATCGCTGCGTGGGTGGCCTGCATCACCGACGATGAAGAAAACGATATTAGCTCGTGTGCGGACTTGCGCGAAGGCGTAGAGGCGGCACTAGCCTGCGGCGGGCAAGAACTCATGATAGTGGGTGATTTTCTTGTCGGGACAGAAGATATTTTCACCAGGTTAGGGTTTAGCGTGGAGCGCGCCCCAAACCCGCTCAATCGACCCGAAGCGACTATTCCGATACTTAGCGAGCTGACAGCCAACCCGATTAAGGTACCCACCCCTTCCGGCTTCGGTTCGGCATATGGGGAGTGCTGGTGGGCAAACACTTGCGATAGTGAACACGAGGCGCTGCTGGCTAAACTAAACCAGATTCCGGCAGACTTGCTGGACGATATGGCGGTCATGAGCGGATTCAGCGACTCGCAAATGGCAGTAGTAATAACCTCGTTTTGTCAGCAGATCGGCATGAACGCGGCAGCGGGGCAGCGATACGAAAGGAACGCGCAATGAGCCAGTTAAGCGACTATCTCGACGATCTATTAGCAGATTTGCGTAGCGCTAACCGGGCGCGCGAACTTGAGCTTGCGGAGGCGCTGGAGTCTATACGAACCCAACTAGACAACGGGTCGTGTGAGGTGGTGTTGAGTGTCGATCAGGCTCGGCTGGTTCTGCTTTCATGTCAACCGTTCGAGGATCAAGAATAGGCGACAGCCCGCCTCGTGTCTTATAATCGAATTAATCGTTCAGCCCGCCCCGGTTTCGTGCCGGGGGTGGGCTGGATCTCTTTCCGCACACTGTGTCCGCATGATCAAAATAGAAATAGATGATCCCGGCTTTGCTCAGGTTTTGGCTCGCGCCGCCGAATCCTATGCCATGACGATCTTGGACAACGCCACTTGCGAACAGGCCGTCGAGGACTCGGCGATGCTAAGCGTGCTTGCCCAGTGCCTATACGACGGGGCGGGAGAATTGCTGATCGAGCAAAGCGATGATGAGTAACGGGCGTGGAGACTTCCGCACACTAACAACATGTCGCCTTCGATAAGAGGGTTAAACGCCCACATTTTAAGGGGCCAGGCTGCAAGGCTTGGTTTCGGTGGGAAGGCCACATTTAGTGGTCACCGTAGTCGAGTAATCGGCTACCACTTCACAAGTGATCCACGGGTAGGACTCTCACCTCATTTGCCCGTGCGCGCGAGGAGTGATCGCTTAGTTGCTTGTGGACGATCCGTGTGAGCCTTGCCTGTACGCTCTCCGCACACTGCTAACCCATGAACGAACAGCTCACGAGTGTCACACTCGAACTCAAAACCCCGACGGTTACCCGCGAGGTTGCTTGCGCTATCAGAAAACACGGTGAACATATCGCGTCTATCGCAGGCTACAACTGCCCGCTGGCAGACTTGATGAGCACAATAGCTAGCGATCTGGATGCCAGGGCGAAGGAAATGGAAGCCGAGCTGCGAGAACCAGAAGAAGAGGAGGAGCAATGTTAATCGACCACTTCCTCCATTCCCGCACACCTACAAGGCCATGAACAGTTTTAACGAAGCCAATGTCTGCCGCGATAGCATAGGCAGGTTCACAAACAAACCTGGTGCAGACACACCGCCGGAAGCCAGCTTTGAGTCTGACGCTATTGAGGAAGTTTTTGAGGATAGCGGCTATGCAGACTGGCTAAGGAATGTTATGGCGTGCTCGCGCGGGGACATCAACTACGACGATATAAAGAAGCAGCTAGTCACGAAGAACAGTGACGGGGACTGGGAATGCAGCCCCAGTAGATATGATCTTGCTCTCATTGAGCAGAGGTTTGATTTCGATACGTACTCGACATTTAAGGATGTTGTCGACTACGCAATCGCGCCCGCTGTTGAGCGCGACGAGTTCGACCTCTATGCGATTGCTGATGAGGTTGTTGTAGATGTTGCCCCACCCAACTCGTTAAATCCGTCGTATGCGGTGGTGGCCGACGGGAGTAAGTTTTGGTTGGCCGTGGTGAAGTACACAAAGCAAGGCTCCTCAACTTCCGCACACTAGTAGTGTGGCGCCTTCGATGAGAGGGTTTAATGCCCACATTTTAAGGGGCCAGGCTGTAAAGGCTTGGTTTCGGTGGGAAGGCCACATTTTGTGGTCACCGTAGTCGAGCAATCGGCTACCACTCCACAAGTGAACATGGGTTTGACCTTGTATGGGCATATGGCCTAGTTAATTAACGTCTTGCCCGTGTGTACGTAGGGTGATCCCCGCCAGATAACGAATGACTGCGCTGAGTCTTGCCCGTGTGTACGTAGGGTGATCTTATGTAGGCAATGGTTGCTGGCAATTCAGATGGTCTTGCCCGTGCGTGCGTGGAGTGATCCTGTTGAGTCCTGGCGTGCGGATGCCTCCATATGTCTTACCTGTGCGCGCGTGGAAGGTTCAACTTGTCGGGATTCTCGACAGGTTCGATGGGTGTCTTACCCGTGCGTGCGTCACTGTTTGCGCTTCTTTTCACGACTTTGCACGGTGCCCGAATCTCCGCACACTGGTATGGCATGAGCAAAGAAAACGATCACACAGTCACATGCATAAAAATCTGTTTAGAGCCGAACAAGGCTCAGCGCGCCCAGTTTGCGTCCTTCGCGGGCAGCGCCAGATGGGCATACAACTTCGCGTTAGCAATCAAAATTGGTTACCAGAAACGCTGGTTTGAAGCCCGCAAACAATTCATCGAGTCAGGCTTAGACGAGAAAGCAGCAGGCAAGAAAGCCAGCGAACAAGTAGGGCGGATGCCTAACTATATGTCTATTGCCACAAATGAGTGGACACAGCTTCGTGACGAAGTTTGCCCCTGGTATCCAGAAGTGCCTAGGAGAGTGTTTGTTGGCGGATTCCAGCGCGCAGATGCCGCATTCAAAAACTGGTTCGACTCCAAGTCTGGCCGCAGAAGCGGGGCAGCGATGGGTTGGCCAAAGTTCAAGTCGAAAAGCAAGTCCCGCGAATCTTTCGTAATCGCTAACGATGTTCAGCCGGCTTTCGTTGCTAACTTGAATCGCTACATTAAAACCGGCGAGCTAGCCGACATGGACTACCGCCACATAAAGGTGCCCAAGTGCGGGGAGGTTCGCTTAACCCCTGGATCGGCAGGACAACTACGCCAACTCGGTAGGACGATGCTTGCTGAGGCGAAAACTGGTGAGCTAATCACCCGTATTACTTCTGGCACCATATCTCGCCTAGGTGACAGATGGTATGTAAGCCTGGTCATATCTGGCCCATTCGTTCCAGACGCTATCTCCACTAAGCGTCAGCGCCGCAACGGGGTGGTAGGTGTCGACCTCGGTTCGGGACGTTTCTACGCCACTACATCGGAGGGGCTAAGCATCATTAACCCCAAATTTGTCTCTAAGTATGAGCAGGAGCTAGCTAGAGCAAACCGGGCACTAGCCAAGACCGCTAAGGGTTCAGCCGCTAGGAAGAAGGCTCTGGCTAGGTTGCGCAGGGTTCATGCCCGCTCAGCTTTAGCTAGGGATGGTTTCAGCCATCAGGTCTCGGCATGGCTAACTAGCCAGTTCGCCGGTGTTGCGGTAGAAAAATTTGATTTAGCCTCCATGCTTGCCTCTGCTAAAGGAACGGTCGAAAAGCCTGGCAAGAATGTGGATGTTAAGGCCCGCTTTAATGCCCATCTTGCTGATGTGGGTATTGCTTCGACCATAGACAAGCTGCTCTATAAGGGTAAGCGTGACGGTTGCAGAGTGCAGGTAGTCAATACTTTGGATAATTCGTCTACCACTTGCGCCAAATGTGGCCATACATGCGTTTGCGGCCCGGAGCAGAAAACGTTTACTTGCCCCGATTGCGGTTACAATGCTCCCAGACAGTTGAACTCTGCTCAATATATTAGGCAGCTAGCCACGGTAGGGTTCGACGAGCTGGGGCTAGACATGACAGCCAGCCTGACACCTGATACGGGTAAGCGCCCTATCGCCTTCATGACTTCCGCACACTAGTAATATGCCGCCTTCGATAAGAGGGTTTAACGCCCACATTTTAAGGGGCCAGGCTGTAAAGGCTTGGTTTCGGTGGGAAGGCCACATTTTGTGGTCACCGTAGTCGAGTAATCGGCTACCACTTCACAAGTAAACATGGGTAGGGCCTTGCCAGGGCATATGGCCTAGTCAATTGGTGTCTTGCCCGTGCGCGTGTGGGGTGATCCAAAAGTGGGTAGGCAACGTATGGGGGCAGTTCGTCTTGCCCGTGCGCGTGTGGGGTGATCCTCCATCCCATCCTCAAGAACAGGAGAAGAACCGTCTTGCCCGTGCGCGTGTGGGGTGATCGGCTTCAGCTGCAAACATTGAGCGTCTAGCTCAGTCTTGCCCGTGCGCGTGTGGGGTGATCGCCATCGACGGCAGCAGTTGCATAAGCCCCGTCGCCTTGCCCGTGCGCGCGTGGGGTGATCTAGGTCTCTGGCTACGGCTTGGGTGACATTTTCGTCTTGCCCGTGCGCGCGTGGAGTGATCCAAAGCCCCAGCAGGACATGAACTAGATGGTACGTCTTGCCCGTGCGCGCGTGGGGTGATCGGATGTAGCCAGCCTCGATACCCACCGGGCTAGGTCTTGCCCGTGCGTGCATAAAGTGATCGAGGTCGCTGGTTTGAACCTGGCATCTCCCACCGTCTTGCCCGTGCGCTATCCGCACACTAACAACCCATGAATGAACAGCTCACGAGTGTCACACTCGAACTCAAAACACGAACCATCATCAGCGAGGTTGCTTGCGCTATCCGCAAACACGCCGAATACGTCGCCTCTATCGCAGGCGACGATTACCCGCTGGCGGTCGTTCTAAGCGCGATGGCTGAGGATCTAAAAGGCAAGGCGCAGGAAATGGAAGCCGAGCTGCGAGAACCAGAAGAAGAGGAGCAATGTTAATCGACCACTTCCTCCATCCCCGCACACCGATAAGGCCATGAACAGTTTTAACGAATCCAATGTCCGCCGCGATAGCATCGGCAGGTTCACAAACAGACCCGGTGCAGACACACCGCCGGAAGCCAGCTTCGAGTCTGACGCTATTGAGGAAGTTTTTGAGGATAGCGGCTATGCAGACTGGCTAAGCAATGTTATGGCGTGCTCAGACAGGGACATCGACTACGACGAGATCAAGGAACAACTGGTCACGAAGAATAGCGACGGTGACTGGGAGTGCAACCCTAGCAGGTACGATCTTGCCGCCATCAATGAAAAGTTCGATTTTCAAACGTACTCAACTACTAAGGACGCTATCGACTACGCAATCGCTCCCGCTGTTGAGGGTGGCGATGTCTGTGAGCGCGACGAGTTCGACCTCTATGCGATTGCTGATGAGGTTGTTGTGAATGTCGCGCCGCCTGGCTCTTTGAATCCGTCATATGCAGTGATAGCTGACGAGAATAAGTTTTGGTTGGCTGTGGAGAAGGCCGCAAGGTGAGCACTGCCACAGCCTCCGCACACTAGTAATATGTCGCCTTCGATAAGAGGGTTTAACGCCCACGATTTAAGGGGCCAGGCTGTAAAGGCTTGGTTTCGGTGGGAAGGCCACATTTAGTGGTCACCGTAGTCGAGTAATCGGCTACCACTTCACAAGTAAACATGGGTAGGGCCTTGCCAGGGCATATGGCCTAGTCAATTGGTGTCTTGCCCGTGCGCGTGTGGGGTGATCCAAAAGTGGGTAGGCAACGTATGGGGGCAGTTCGTCTTGCCCGTGCGCGTGTGGGGTGATCCTCCATCCCATCCTCAAGAACAGGAGAAGAACCGTCTTGCCCGTGCGCGTGTGGGGTGATCGGCTTCAGCTGCAAACATTGAGCGTCTAGCTCAGTCTTGCCCGTGCGCGTGTGGGGTGATCGCCATCGACGGCAGCAGTTGCATAAGCCCCGTCGCCTTGCCCGTGCGCGCGTGGGGTGATCTAGGTCTCTGGCTACGGCTTGGGTGACATTTTCGTCTTGCCCGTGCGCGCGTGGAGTGATCCAAAGCCCCAGCAGGACATGAACTAGATGGTACGTCTTGCCCGTGCGCGCGTGGGGTGATCGGATGTAGCCAGCCTCGATACCCACCGGGCTAGGTCTTGCCCGTGCGTGCATAAAGTGATCGAGGTCGCTGGTTTGAACCTGGCATCTCCCACCGTCTTGCCCGTGCGCTATCCGCACACTAACAACCCATGAATGAACAGCTCACGAGTGTCACACTCGAACTCAAAACACGAACCATCATCAGCGAGGTTGCTTGCGCTATCCGCAAACACGCCGAATACGTCGCCTCTATCGCAGGCGACGATTACCCGCTGGCGGTCGTTCTAAGCGCGATGGCTGAGGATCTAAAAGGCAAGGCGCAGGAAATGGAAGCCGAGCTGCGAGAACCAGAAGAAGAGGAGCAATGTTAATCGACCACTTCCTCCATCCCCGCACACCGATAAGGCCATGAACAGTTTTAACGAATCCAATGTCCGCCGCGATAGCATCGGCAGGTTCACAAACAGACCCGGTGCAGACACACCGCCGGAAGCCAGCTTCGAGTCTGACGCTATTGAGGAAGTTTTTGAGGATAGCGGCTATGCAGACTGGCTAAGCAATGTTATGGCGTGCTCAGACAGGGACATCGACTACGACGAGATCAAGGAACAACTGGTCACGAAGAATAGCGACGGTGACTGGGAGTGCAACCCTAGCAGGTACGATCTTGCCGCCATCAATGAAAAGTTCGATTTTCAAACGTACTCAACTACTAAGGACGCTATCGACTACGCAATCGCTCCCGCTGTTGAGGGTGGCGATGTCTGTGAGCGCGACGAGTTCGACCTCTATGCGATTGCTGATGAGGTTGTTGTGAATGTCGCGCCGCCTGGCTCTTTGAATCCGTCATATGCAGTGATAGCTGACGAGAATAAGTTTTGGTTGGCTGTGGAGAAGGCCGCAAGGTGAGCACTGCCACAGCCTCCGCACACTAGTAATATGTCGCCTTCGATAAGAGGGTTTAACGCCCACGATTTAAGGGGCCAGGCTGTAAAGGCTTGGTTTCGGTGGGAAGGCCACATTTAGTGGTCACCGTAGTCGAGTAATCGGCTACCACTTCACAAGTAAACATGGGTAGGGCCTTGCAAGGGCATATGGCCTAGTCAATTAGTGTCTTGCCCGTGCGCGAGTGGGGTGATCACATTGATGCGTGAGCGCTTGGCGCGGCCCGCCGTCTTGCCCGTGCGCGAGTGGGGTGATCCGCAAGAATAGCCTTGCCACCGACCCGATCTTGTCTTACCCGTGCGCGCGTGGAGTGATCGTTACCGTTTGCGTCGCTGGTTTGTTCCATGATGTCTTGCCCGTTCGCGCGTGGGGTGGTCCTAGCGATGTTGGCTACTACAGATCATGTACTAGGTCTTGCCCATGCGCGTGAGGGGTGATCTCTATCCTATATAGGCTCGCGCTCTCCGCACACTAGTAGTGCATGAGGGAACAGCAAAATGCGTTTCCTATACGCAAGCCGCCAAACACAGTGGCGTGAGCATACCTATCCAAAGGACAGCCATGACACCCGAAGATGATTACAACTACCCGTACATAAGTTTTGTTCAAAAACTTATCGAAGATTACAAGTCCGACACCGGGATGGATCAATACGATCTTGAACACAGCGTATGCAGACAGGCTTTTGTAGAAGAAAAACTACAAGAACTTTTGGAGCTGATTCCCAACTCACAATACCTAGACGCTGATCAAATAGACGCGCTGCGTCTAACCATAGAACTCAACGCTTTTTACCCAGAAGGCTTATCTGAATGATCGGCTTCTTTCCCGCCGCAAACCTCGTGCGCGACAGTGCGTGTAACGGCGGTCGTGGCGGCTCCTTCTGTATAGCCCATGCGCTCTCCGCACACTAACAACGCATGAGTGAACAGCAAAAATACGTTTCCTATACGCAAGCCGCCAAATACAGCGGTGTGAGCATACGCACGCTGAAACAAAAAACCTTAGAGGGCAAACTTCCCAGCTACCGTTTCGACGGCGGCAATAAGGGCTACGTGAAGATAGGCGACCTAGAAAAGCTATTCGCCCGCGTCAAGTAACCAACCGGCCATCTGGGATACTTTAATGGCGTATGGCCATACGTGAGCCGGATCAAAATGGGCGTATGTGCCCACCACCTCTGGCAGTCGGTGGCCAAGCATCATCTCTACGCTCGGATAGTCCAGCCCGGCTCTGGTCCAGATCATGCGCGCCCAGTGTCGCAGGTCATAGATTCGCAAGTTCGGGCGGTTAAAGTCATGTTTGATAGCCAGCCAGCCGGTGTATTTTGGTGGGTGGTTTGCTCCTCGTAGCTGACCTAGCGTGGCGTAGTCCTTGTCGGGGTTGGTGGAGGGGAACAGTAGCTCGGTGGGGTAGGTGGCTAGGTGCTGGACAATCTGGCTGTTTAAGTGCGGGGGAACAAGTACCCGGCGCACCGATTCGGGGGTTTTGGGTTCGGCCAGTTTGCGCTGCTTGTCGGCTCCGTCCTCGATGGTGCGGGTTACATCTATCGACCAGCAGGTTGTCCCGTCGATGCGTTTGTGCCTAAGATCGCCTCGCTTTAGGGCTAATGCCTCACTTGGCCGCAGCCCGCACCAGGCACAAAACGTCAGCGCTAGGCGAAAGTGTGGCCTATCGTATGCGGCTAGAATCTCGATCATTTCCTCAACCGATATATCCGAGATCAACAACCCGCGCTGTTGGGTTGAAACTTTACGTACTCGTGCGGAAGCGTTCTCTACCTGGCAGGGGTTTTCGTCTACTAGCCCGTCTGCGACCGATTTCTTGAACGCCGTTTTCATCAGCGAATATGCTTCTTTGCGGGTTTTGGGCCGGCTGGTGTTTGTATCCCACCAGGACTGCACCTGGGCGCGGGTGATCTCGGCCAGATTCTTTCCGGCCAGCGGCGCTAGCGGGCCATCAACGTAGCTTCGATACAGCACCTGGGTGGACTCTGCTAGGGGTTTGCCTCGCTTGGTGGTGCGGTGGGTGATCCAGTCATTTAGGTAGTCGCCAAGTGTGACTTCTTTGGCTTCTTTGCGCGCCCTGCGGGTTTCTGGGGCAGTCCACAGTCCTTTATCTATTAGGCTTTCTTCATCTAGCAGCCATCGGTCGGCAGCTTGGGGGGTGAAGAACAGTGCTCCGCTAGTGTGGTATTGGCCGTACTTCATGTATCTGGCCTGATATTTACCGCTCTTTTTAATGATTGTACCTAGGGTGGACTTCCTGCTAAACGCCGCCATTATTAAACCTTCGCTAGGGTATAAATCGGATATAATTGTTTGCCATATTTTGCACGATTTCCCGATTTGAAGCTAGCTACGACACGCCGCAAAACTTATGCAAAACACCTAGCCAATGCAGCATTTACCCTAGCCAAATGGGGTTTTAGGTAGCAAAAAGAACTCCACGCGGCGCGCGAGGTTCAAATCCTGTCAGCCCGACAAGGTATAACGCCTAGTCAAAGACAGTTTATAATCAGAAAAATTAAGGGCCGTGCCCTTATCATGCACTTAGCGTTTCATTGACTGCCCGGAAAGAAGCATGAAATGGGTAGTTCAAAGCCAGTCAGCGGCAAGAATGTTTTGCAAGATGAAGTGATTCTTGATTGGTGTGCGAAAGTGGTTGCTTCAGCACACCAGCAGCAGAATCAAAAGGAACCTTCAGGCAGCAACAAAAACGACGGTAAGGCAAGAAACCAGCGTTAAACCAGTTTTTCGACTTGGAAACCTATTCTGGCTTTCCTTCCAGTAAACGAAGACACTTGGGTTGCGTCTGGTCTGCCAAGCGGTTGATAGTAGACGTCCCCAATCAGGAACTTGTCTGTTCGTTTGATTTTGTGTGGATAGTCTGCTGGAAGGTAAAGCCACAATTGGACTACGTTAGCGAGTTGCCGGTTCCTGATTTCGATGCCAGCGGTGACACTTTGAAGGCTCGCGCCGTGAACCGTGTAGCGTATTTCTTTGCCGGGTACTTTATCGCCGTAACGGTCCACGGTGTCTTCTTGGGTGGTGAAGTGGTCTATTGGGTCGATGCATAGCCCAAGCATTTTAGATTGCTCGTTTCCGGTAAAGGTTTAAAACGGCTAGTTCGGCAAGAGTGAATCCTTGCGGACCGTAGGTGACTTGTTCACTGGCTAGAGATTCTTGTCTTAGTCCTTGCGGGTTGGGTAGGCGTCTTGCTGTGATGCTAATGATCACGTCTGCAAGGTCAGGGCAAGGGTTGCCGTCCTCGCTGAAACCAGCGCCACGGGTATACGCCTTAACTAGCGTTGTGGCAACCCTAATGTGCTCCTCGGCAAGGCTAAGGATTGTGGTGTTGTCGCCCTGACCCAAGTAGCTAGCTACACGGGCCGGGGCAAGCAAATCTTTTTGCGCGCTCATTTAGCGCTTGATACCTTCCAAAACAATTACCGCTTCAGGGTTGAGCGGGTGCGCGTCGTAGCGTGCAACCACTCTTAGGGCCTGCTGGTCGTAGTCTGCGTAGCGTTCAGAAAGAAGCTTCACGGAAGGCGCTAGGTCGCGTGCAACCGCTATCTGGCTGAAATCTACTAGCGCGGCCCTTCCAGTTGCCTGATCAGTGGTCTTATCGGGGATATGGCTAGAAATAACAACGGGGCAACCGAACAATCTGAAGGTGGCGTCAGCGGTTGGGTCAGCGTTGAGAATGTAACGGCCCTGCTTGTCTTTCAGCTTGCGTAACGCAACGAAATCGGTTGGTGTGGTTAACCATTTAAGGCTTGAAGTGTTCACGTTAGCGCTTAGTGCAAGGCCCCAAGCATCCAACAGTGCATCCGTGTTGATTGGTCCAGCAACATTAAGATTCTGAGTTCCCTCGTATGCGAACAAGCCGCGCGGTGTGGTCACACCGTCGCCTTGGTCACTGAAAAACTGTGTGTCAAGCTTTGCCGCCACATCAGCTACAAGACGAGACTTGATTACAGAATCAATCGAAACAATCGACTGCCTGGCAAGCTCGTTACTGAAGCGGGTAATCACCTTCAAAGACTTCATGGTGCTAGGCATCATCTGAATCTCGCCGAAATCGAATTCCCGTTCGGGGATCAGCTCGTTTTCACCTACCCAAGTGAAACCTTCAGCGTTGACCGGCTTGTTCTTCGGTAGCCTCAACGGTCCAGAAACATCAAAAATTTTTGGTCCACAAGAAAGAAAAACAGACGCCTCGTTGAGTGGTTCAACAAGAATCTTCTGAACCTGTTCAGCGGTCAGTTCGGTTGCTGTGGTGGTGGATAAAGGAGTGGACATGAAAAACTCCGGTGGCTAGGGGATGTTCGGGAAACCTAGCCACCGGGGCTTTCAGAAAGGTGCGATGAAATCAATTCGTACGCCTGTTCTAATTATATGTGATTCTTGAGGTTTCTTCAATGTCTCAGGCGCTATTTCTAAGCAATTCAGCAAGGTTAACTTCTGCGCCATTGTTGGCAGTAGCACCTTGCTGAATATCACCAAAAGGACGGCGGCTTGCATAGTGCGGATGCTGGTTTAGAAGCTCGTCGATAGCCTCGTTTAACGCTTCATCATTGTTTAACAGTTCCTCATCAAAAGGAAGGTCAGCGCTATCGTCTAGACGGCCTGTCGCCTCAACTTTAAACTGAAACAGTTCACGGGCTAACTCGTCGGCCTTCTTAGCTTTCTCACGGTACCTAGCGGACTCCCTGCGTAGCTTCTGCACATACTCGCGGGGAAACGTGTCAGGGGCCTCCTCGATGCTTTCAGGTGCTTCAGGGCTTACCTCAACAGCTTTTACTTCTTCAACGGTTTCTTCTAGTTCCATCTGCTCTTCCTGTTCCTTCTACGGTTAGCGATCATCTGTTTTTCGGTCTGATAGTTGATTGTGTAAACGTTCCTGACTGGCTGTTGGTAGCAAGTGCAACCGGGGTGAGAAGCGAAACCGTGATCGGGCTGAAAAACACGGCCTTCACGGGACCACCAATGACACAATTGGCAACCGTCGTCATCAACGTGACGTCTCCAACCAGAAACAAGTTTCGGTTCGTTCTTGATTCTTTTGGAAAGCTCTTTTTGAGCAGTGAACGCGGGTTGAGAATCAGCAAGCCTTCTAAGACGCATAGCGGCTTGCTCAACCTCTTTGGGTTCCATGATTTTAAGGATTGCTTGCCTAACAGCCTCCTCGTCAAAACCAGAAAGGGGATCAAACAATGAAGCGAAATCGGTTAAACCGTTTTCTTCAAGCCACGAACGCCAAGCAAGATTCCCAACCACTTGACCTTCAAGCTGTGCCTTGCAGATAGTGTTTGTTGAAAACTGAACAAACTCGTCGAAACTTAGGTTTCCTTCCAGAAAACCGTTGTAGGCGTTTGCGACTTTAGAAGCTGCTACAGAACCGGCTCGTTGAAGCTGCAACGTGTCCATGACCTGTTAAACCCCGATATTCAGCGCGGCTTTTTCTAAAGACTCGCTTCTGCGAATCTTGTCTATCTGGCTAATCTCGTCGTCACTGTAGCCAAGTTTCCTTAAAACAAAGGTTGCCGGTAAAAGCCCTGACTGGAACAGTTTCACGCAAGCATCAGCTTCTTGAGCAACCGAACGGGTAGCCGGGTCAGCCCAAACAATTTTTGAGTGAAACAAACGGTAGTCAGTACCAACAGCGATAGCCGCAATCATGTTCGCCACACGTTCCCAAGCACGACCAAAAACCGCTTGCCTAGCCTCGACACGCGCCACAAGGCTAGCCTCGCCAGCACGCAACGCATCAGCGCTAGCCGGTTGATTAGAAAGCACACCAAGATAGTGGGAAGGCAAAGCAGAAACCGCCTCAATCTGCGATAAAACGGTTTCAACCGCTGTTTTGTATGAGGACAAGTCAGCACTATCGAGCTGCCCAAATTTTGCTTCAGAAGATTCAGCAATCATCATTTTGTTGCCTTCAGGGAACGGGTTCACTGCGTTACCTGCTTCTTCAAGATCAGGTGGCAGCTCAACACCAGTAGCCCAACGGCGAGGACGGCCTGAAAACTCTGAAGCAATCATCATGTCAGCCAGCAACTTGTTTAAAGCATCAACCAGCGGCGCTAAATCATCAATCTCGCTGGCAGGTTCACCAGACAGCCGGTCAACATTAGAAAGTTGAACAACCGGACAAACCCCAAGCGGGTTAGGGATTGTTTCAACAAGCCTGAAACCAGAAACCGCGTTGGAAGCATCAGAATGCCAGCGCTCAATCCTGTCTGGAAGATAAAGCATCGCGCCAGTACCGCAAGGACTATCCACACTGCCAAGCTGCCAGCGTTTAACAGCAGCAACCACCTCGCGGGTAAGGGGATCAACAGCAGCGAAAACCTGGTTAGGGGACTCACAACTGACCTGTGGACGGCCTGAATCATCAGCCCAACAAATCACGTACGAAGTGCCTAAAGTCAGTGCTTCACGGTGTGCAAGCGGTGCCAGCTGGTCAAGATCATTCAACTGCCAAGCAGACCACAAACCATCAGTCGATTCGTCATCATCAAGCCTGAAACCAGTTATACGAAGACGCTCAGCAATCGAATTAACAGCAAGGCGGGGAATGTTCGAGCAGATACGCCCAAACCTGTTTCCAATAGCCTCCCTAGCTTCAGGCGCTAAAAAAGCCAGTGGCTGTTTACCCTGATAATAAGCCTCACGATGTTTACGCAAAAATAATCCAGCATCAAGACCATTCAACAGATTCTCTAAAAGATTCATAACGCCTAACTAAAAACTAATAACACGGTTTCTTTTCTTATTATTAGAATAGTATTTAGCGCGGTCAAAAGAAACGATAGCCGCAATAGCGGCATCAATTTTATTTTTAGAATTCCTTTTATCCTTATGAACAATATCGCCCATAGGGGAACGATGCGCAACGCAATGACTCATGTGCGAAGATAAAACAGAATCACCATTATGCGAAATCTTTTTATCAACAACAGCAGCATAAAAACGGTCAGTAGCCGGCGCCATTCTTTTAGCAAAAGCCGTATTAAATTCAACAACACGTTTAGAACCAAAAAGATTAGCCCACTGTTCCAGCTCAGAACGCCAACCCCAAGGATCAGCCGCTAACTCGACAACATCATATTTAGCGAAAGCAGCAGCAACCGTATCAGCCACCTCACGGCGTGGAACACGCCACTGTTGATCATTCGGGTTCTCCCAAACAGCAATCGGCCAAATATAGGGATTATCTTCAACAGTGGCAGCAACAAGAGCCGTAGAATCACCAGAAGCGCTACCGTCAAAAGCTAAAACGATACGAGAACCAGCAGCAACAACACGCTCAACCTTCAACGCCTCCCAAACACCAAAAGGCAACCAAGCATCAGCTCCCTTAACCCACTGGCCAAGCCTCAACTGCCTAAAAGCCGGTTCCCTAAGCGTCCTAGCCGCAGCCGCAAGACCATCAGCGGCCAAAAAATCACCAAGAGCCGGGTTAGCCTCAGCCCAAGCGCTACGGTCAAAAACATCACAATTATCAGGTGCGCAATACTCCCTAAAAAAGAACGAAGGATCACCACCAGCACGGCCGTGCTCAGCCAGACGCCACATCACACAATCCGAACTAGTCGAAGGCGTCGAAATAGCAAGCGTCAAAGACTCAGGACGCTTACCACTAGCACTAGTGACAGCCTCCCAAACAGCATCACTAACAACATGCAGCTCATCAACAATCAACAAACTCGCATCCCAACCATGCAAAGCCGCAGGGTCAGCCGGTAACGCAATCATCGTTGAACCAGTCTCAGGCACAAAAATCATATCCGCATAAATATGAGTACGCTCAGAAAGAACCGGGTTAAGCTCAATCATTCTCTTCGCCAAATTAAGACAAATACGCGCCTGACGCTCATCAGAAGCAACAACAACCACCTCAGCAGAAGCATCACCAACAAACAATTCAGCAACAGCTAAAGCAGCAGCCAAACTCGTTTTACCATTCGCACGCGGTAAAGAAACAAGAGCACTTCTAACACCAGCAGAAAAAGCACCTTCAACAATCTCTTTCTGCCAATCCCTAACCCTAAAAGGTTTCAAAGCACCCTTACCCTTAGGCGTTAAAACATAGTTTCTAATAAACCTTAAACGGCGCTTAGCGCGGTCCTTAGGCCAACCCTTAAAAACCAAAGGATCAACCTTAATTCTTCCTTTAGGTCCAGCTTGCATAAACAATTCCTAATAAATAAATCCCGAGAGTAACTCAAACTTTGCCTTGGGCTATGGCTCTTGTGTGGGTGGGTTGACCTTATGTCCCCATGTGTTATCGGGGCGGGTTGCTTTAATGTCCCCGTCTTCTTGCTGCCATTGGCTGTATCTTTGGCTGCCTGGTTGTGATGATCCTGCTTGGCTGTTGCATTTTCCGCATAGCACGGTTATGTCTGTGAGTCGTAGGGGTAGGTGTTGCCGGTATCTGGCCCATGCCCTTGGTGAGTGGTCTGCTTGTAGGTTTTGGGTTGTTCCGCATTTTGTGCAGAAGGGTTGTTGTTTGCGTGCTTGTTTGCTTAGTTTGGTCCAGCTTGCTTTTTTGGTGTCTGGTCTGTGGTTTGTGCGTATGTCTTGTGGTTTTTTGGTGTGGGCAGCGCAGTAGGTTGTTTCGCTGAGCTGCCCACATTCGGGGCAACACTTTAGAAGGTTGCTCATTGGTTTGTTGGTTCCTAGTTAGTTGTTGTTTTCGCCGTTTTCGCCTATTTCGCTTTCGTCTTGTGAAAGGGGAAGGGGTGAAAACATTCCTCGTTCCAATTGATCGATGAGGCTTGATCTTGCAAGCTCGTTTAGGTGTTTGCTTGCGGTTTTGTTGTCGATTCCAAGGGCCTCAGCAACATCTTTAGGCGTTGTTTCCTCGTGTTTGTTTACGTAGTCGAGGACGTTTTGTTTTGTTTGCCCGAATCTGCTTAATCGGTTGGCTTGCTTGTTTTCTTCTGCCTTGTCTTCAAGTATTTCGTTTATTGTTCGGTCTTCTTGGTTGAGTAGTTTCAGGCGTGGCCTCATGCCGTCGTCGTCTGCTGTTGGCTCGTGCCATCTGGCAGGTTCGATAGCGAATCGGCTAGCGGGAATCATGGGGCCGTTGTTTGATTTATCCGGACCTATCAGCAGCGTTCCGTCCTCGTCATCGCGTATCGCATATAGGGACGCACGCGCGGTTTGTCTTAGCACGATCGTTCCTCCGTGGTTATCTCTTGCGCTTGCCGAGTTGTTGCGGTTGGCGTGGTTTACTAGCAGAACGGCCGTGTTGAAGGTTTGAGCTATCCGCTTCCACGGTATTATTACGTGTCTTGCGAAGGCTGTGTCTTTTATTTGGCCACCAAGTGGAAGGGTTGCTTGCCACGGGTCTACGACAACAAGGCCTATCTCGTGGCCTTCGTCTTGAAGCTTGTTCAGTCCATCTTCCAGTTGCCCAATATGGGCGGGAAAGGTTGGTGGTGCTTCACCGTCTGAACCAATACCGAAGAACTTGAAATAGTTCTTATCTACCCCTGCTACTTCTAAGCGGGGTTTTAAGATATCGGCCCAATCTTCTTCTGTTGGTGCTGCCACTACTGTTAACGGTTTTTTCTTTCTGATTCCGTATTCTTCGCATGATTCACCTGTGGTTATCAAGCTTGCAAGCCACAGCCAGAAAGTAGATTTTCCTATTCCTTCATCACCTACAAGGCAAGACAGTTGTCCACGCGGCAAGCTTCCTTTTGCTATCCATCGCATTGGTTTGGGCGTTGGAACTTCTTGCCAAGAGTAGATTCGCGGGGTAAAGATGTTTTCGCTTGTTTCCCTTTCATTTGGAGAAGGCGAATTAGGCGAATTGGGCGAAATGTTTTCCATTAGGCAGCCTCCCCGGTTGTCGAGTAGGGAAAAGGTAGCCAAAGGGGTTCGACACCGTGCCGGTAGGCTTGATACCAGCAATTAATCATCGCTCGATCTTCACCGTCTATAAAACATTCCCTTGCTCTTTTTTCTCTGATCAACTCGAAATCTATCGGCGGAAAATAGTTTCCAACCAGAATTTTTATTGGTGTCACATGCGGAATTATTGACAAGGAAGCATTCCTGATTTTTTGTACGTAATCTTTTCTTCTGCAATCAACCAAAAGACTGCGAACAGTCCTGCTATAATTCTTTACATCTAAATGCATTGCCGCCCCGCTAGTTTCTTCTCGACTAGCGGGGTTATCCATGTAGAACATTCTTTTAGGCCCTCTTTCCGTTGAGGGTCTTCGCGTTCGGTATTTCGCGGTAGCCAGTTTTAAGGTCTTCTGGCTTGATTCTGATTAAGCGGCCAAATTTGTAGGCTTTAATGTTTCCGTTACTGATGTGGCGTCGAATTGTTTTGACGGATACGCCTAGAAGATCAGCGGCTTGTTGAATGTTGAGGTCTTTTTTAGGCATGACGCACCTTTTCTTTAGAAATGGTGCCTTTGCCCAAAGGCTTATTCTCGGACCCTGCCGAAGGACTGGTTCGGCTGTGACTTTTAAAAGTACAACCTACTAACCATCAGTTTACATCATTTGGAGAACAACTTCACAGTTGACTTGAAGTACTACTTGAGGTGTTTAGGTGTATAAGGTAAATCTTTTTCTCTGGTTGCCTTTTTGATCAGCTTTGCAAAACTGCAAGTATCTAGTTGTAAACAAAATGTTGTTGAACATTTGCACGAAAAATTCATCATGATTTCTCGTTCAGGTTTTCCACGACGAAGTTTATTTAAATCCTTCTTCGCTATTGCGTCCGTCCATTTAAAGCCCGCAGTCTTAATATTTCTGTCTTGAGCCAAATAATGTTTCGCAAGCATTTTTGCCGCTTCAATTTGGTTTCCTTCAGCAAGAGCAGCTAAAGAGTGTTTATATTCTTCAGTTTCTACTTGTTCTTTGGTTTCAACAGTCCTGGTAGCAACAAAGAAATATTCTTCATCTTCGTAAACTTTTGCAATCATGCATTGATTACATTTTGGGCATTTTATGTTAAGCAACTCTTTCAT